TCCTTCGTATTGTTTTACTAAATTGTCATATTGATTTTGTATTTCCTCAATCTTGCTTGCTCTCTCTTCATTATTAATAACCTTGTTAGTTTTTCTTGCTTTATCAGCCAACTCTCTTAATCTTTTGACATCAACCAAAGTACAGTATCGTAAGAAAGATTTCGGAGGAACGCCTAGAGGACCCCATGAACTACTCATAAGATCCTCCAGCGTTTAAAGGTTGGTATAATGTGTATTCGTCACAGAGTTTTACAGCATCACTATCATGGAATGTGCAGTGCCAAGCTTTGTCTCCCGTATCGACTGGCTTTGCATGCTGACAGTTGTAACAAGCTGGAGAAGGATTGATTCCTTCCCAACATGTGCTTTTTTTAAAGCACATTTTACAAGCAAAATAAGCAGGGTCAGAAGATATTTTCCTTCCTTTACCTTCTAACACTGTAGTTATTCTTCTTTGTAAATCGGCATACTCAAACTCATCATAGGTTACTACCTCTGATAAATATTCACTTGAGTTTTTATTATATGAAACAAGGCATGCTTTGTGCGTGCCACTTAAACCCATAAGTAATTGCATTTGTGCAAAGTATTTATAGTCAGATACTTTTACTCCAACCTTCTTGCATCTCTTCCACCTTGCATCATTCATACTTTTTATTTCAAGTATGTGTTTCTCTTCATCTATAATTATTATACCATCGCCATTACCCATGACGTGATTACCAAAGGTACTATATCGATGTTGCTTTCCTGTCTCTTCATCAATCTCACTAACTTCAAAGCCTGCAAGTTTTAAATCTTTTACAACTTCATCTTCTATCCTGTGACCATCTCTAAAAATTCTTTTAATTTTTGGTTTAACTTCTGATTCAGGGAAACCTCTTAGGCAATATGATAGATAAGCGTTACATGAATTACCAACGCCAGATGCACCTATATATCTTCTAGGTTTTTCTCTATCTAAATCTTCAAAAGCTTTATCAATCGATTCTTCAACTGATAGTTTTGTTGTTGTTAAGTAATCATCTATATTCATTTGTAATCTTTGTATCTTCTTCCAGCATAAAGCATGTCTTCTTGCTCCTTTGTTATTAAACGAGCTTTGTATCCTCTCTCATGATTAGCCATGCGAGAGTTTCGATTAATAGTTTTAGCTTTCTTCTTTGCTGATATTAACAGTGATCGGTGATCCCTTTCCCTGTTTGTCGTCTTCGTCATCTTTTGCTACCTCATATATTCCTGATGCTATCTCTTCTAATTCTTTACGAGAAAGATTATTCATATCTTTTGTCTGAACGTCTACCTGTGCAAAGCTTAGTGATACATCTGGAACTACTTTGTTTAATAATGCTGTGAAAACTCTAGCCTGTGTAGGATTCCACTCTCTTGTTCCATTCAATACTTCCTGTGCCATTGTTAAATTCTTACTTAGTTTCTCTGAAATCTTACCCCTCAAAACAGAAACCTGTTGAGGGGTAAGTGATGGAGTAGTCTTAGACATTAAAAAGGAATCTCATCCGTTGTTGTTGTTGAGGAGGTTTCAACAACAGTTCCAGCAACTACAGGATAATAAGCACCAAATCTTTTGACTCGGCTACCCTCCCTCTTCATTCCAGTTGTGTCTGTGTACTCATCTTTCTCGACATGAACGCCCACCCTTAGACCGACTAAGGAGGAAATATCACCTGGCTTATCAGGTGACGGGTGACCGCCATGTGTCAACAGAGCCTTGAGTTTTTCTCTACCCCACTTCTGAGCATTGGTTTTATTATTCTTTTCCTCAACACTCAAATTGTCTCCTGCAGGTACATGTACGTTGATAAAATCTTTTATTGATGATCCAGTACCTTCGTCTTTCAAATCAATCACAACTTGTTTACCACCTGTACGTGTATCCTTAACTTCAGCAGAATTAATTTTACAATTATAATCTCCAGCTTTTAAAATTGATCCACCAGAAGATTCCTTCTGTGCATCGACACCATCTAACGATAGTTCTCTAAATGAAAATGACATTATGCAGCCTCCTTTTTATTTGGTTTTGTCATCAGTTTAAAAATATCAGTAATATCTGCAGTACGCATCACTGCTTCTATCTTCCTGTTTGGATCTCGGACTTTACCTTTCCATCCTCTTACTTCATCACAAACAAGAAACCTTTCGATCTGAGGATTTGTACGATCACCATCAGTTACACGCACACCACACAATACATTGTCAAATATTGCAGGTAGTTGTTTCTGAATAGATGCTCCTTTAATCATCGCCCAGTAATCTGTTTCACCATTGTCGTTTGTTTCTTCTTTTGCTAATGCTGTAACAACAACATTGTAAGGTAAGTCTCTAATCCACTTAACACTACCCAACATCAGGCGTTGATTGTCTCCCCACATAGCAAGTTTATTTCTGCTATCTCGGTACTCAACTTCTAAATGTTGTATTAGTCTGTCAGATAATTCTGTTAAACTATCCAACATAATCCATTTGTATCCTGCATTTCTAAAGTCATCTGTGTCCATAAGTTTACAGATACCTCTGAATGAATAGATATTTTTTGATGGATTATTCTCACCATCCCACGATGTGAATGGTAAATAGTCAATGTCTGCATTCATCACTGAACGCAAACCACTCTCTCCACTTATGATAAAACCTTTACCATAATGTTTCTTCATATTGATTGCTTGGGTAGTCTTTCCCCAACCATGATGTCCATATAACAAAGTTTTTTGAACACCAGAATTTTCGACTGCTGATGTACTCATAGGTTTAAACGTCATTCAAACTCCTTACCTCTATTGAAGGTTTAATATGTTTAATAGTTAAAGCATCCCTCAAATCATTCTGCTCTTTAGTAGTAAGGTTTTTAAAATGCTTGCGATGTATGCTTAAATTTTCGCTTACAAAATGAGGAAGCACACTACCTGTATACAAAGATTTTAACTTGGTAGAATCCCAAGTCCAATTCTCTCTTCGCTTTAAAGTTACCTCAAATTTATTAGTTGTTTTTGTATGTGTACCTGCAGATGTAGGTAATACTTTAGTTAAGTCGTCTCTTACAGTATCTCTTTTGAATGTAAGTTTATCAATCTGAGCTTGTAAGTTTTCATACTGTGAACATAATGTGTCAAAACTGTGTTGCTCTGGGGTTGAAACATTGGCATTATTTATCTTGCCATCGTCTTCTACGTATACTTGAAATGGATCTTCTTCCATAAATTCTCCTTAAAGTTATGATACAGAACATCTGTTCGGTATCTTATTACACAACTATATGTGTATGCTATTGACAACATAGTGTCAACTTATTAATAACTATTAAATAACTTTATAATAGAGGACTATGAAAGTAATATTTAACATAGAAAAAATGGTGAATGATTTAGGTGGTGCAGCTAAGGTAGCTGAAGCTATTGGTAAGCATCGCACAGCACCTTATGGTTGGATAGCCAGAGGTAAAATAACAAGTGACATATTAGAATTAATTAAACTTAAATTTAAAGGAACTAACATCGATGGATACTTTGAAACTACCACAACAAAATGAAATACTATTAGAGGCGTTTGAATATTTAGATAAAGGTTGGTCAGTAATACCTATACACCCCACTAAAAAATTACCTTTAATTAAATGGAAAGAATATCAATCACGTCATGCAACAGAAGATGAATTAAATAATTGGTTTACACAATTTCCTGATGCACAGATAGCAGTTGTTACAGGAAGTATATCAAGTTTAATTGTTGTTGATGCTGATAGTGATGATGCAAAATTATTTTGCAAAGCAAATAATTTATCTTCACCTTTTGCAGTTAAGACAACAAGAGGTATGCATTATTATTTTGCACATCCTAAAAATGGATACAGAAAAAAGAATGCTACAAATTTATATGGTGTAAAACATTTAGACTTACGTGGTGATGGTGGTTACGTATTAGCACCACCTAGTCATGGTAAAAAGTGGGAGCCATTCACTATTGATTGGGAAGACATGCCTATATGGGGTGGTGATGGTGACTTAGTTGATGTCAATTTTTCGTGGGAAAACCTTGACTTATCGAACGTACAAGTCAAATCACCAGAAGATTATCTACCTACATGGGAACGATTTGAAAATCTTACAAAGAAAAATGGTAAGCTTGGTGAAGGGGATGGACGCAACGATGCATTGATTCGTTTTGCTGGAGAGAAAGTTAACAAAGGTATAACAGGAAGACAGTTAAAAGATTTATGTCATAAATTTTCTGATGAGTTTTTTCAATATGATTTAGAGAAAGAAGAATTTGAAAGAACAATATCTAGTGCAGAAGAAATGCATAGACGTGATCATCCTTACTTGTATGATGATGCAGGTAGTCGTATCAATAAAAAGTTTAGACCAATCTATGCAAGTGATATTGAATCATTAAAAGAAAGAACAAGTAATCAAAAATATTTAGTTGATCCATTCTTACGACCAGCATCTATCATACAAGTGTATGGTTACTCTGGTCATGGTAAATCATTTATAACATTAACTACCATGTGGCATCTAGCATTAGGTAAAAACTTTGGTGCATTTGAAATCAATGCACCCTCTCGTGTCTTGTATATGGATTTTGAAAATGGTGCGAGTACAGTTACAGATAGATTAGATATCATGAACAGATCATACGGAGATCCAGATACTAACATGATGTATTGGTCATCAGCATTAATAAAACCAGAAGATGGTGGTGATATGAATCTACAGACAGATGAAGGTGTTGATATATTAGAGGGATGGTTGAATGAATTGAAACCTGATGTCGTTGTCTTTGATACTATTCGTACAGCCTTTGCTGGATTGATGGAAAACAATGCAGAACAATGGGCAAGGATAAATAGTATCTGTTTAAAGATACGTAATAATGGTGCATCAGTTATCATGTTACATCATGCTAATAAACCTACCCAAGATGGATTAGGTAGAGAGGCTGGATCAACTAACCAATTAACTGTTGTTGATCAACAGATAAGGATTACTCCTATTGTAGAAGACAAGGAAATAGCTAGGACTAAAGCATCTAAACATGATCCAGCTAAGATAGTAGGATTAAATAAGTTACTCGAGGCAGACAGTAGACTAGGTTTAACGATAGAGATGTCTTATGGAAAGCTTAGGGATCATACGGATAACCATGCCACTGTATCTATTGGCTTTGCTGAACGTCTCAAGACTGGTGAACAATACATTGTATCTGAGTCATCACCTAAACAGAAAGCTTTACGTATGAGTTTCAATGGATCAACAGTTATCGATATTGCTAAAGCTTTAATGATACCTTCTCGTACAATCAAAAGATGGTTGGGTTTAAATGACTGATTTATTTGTTTTAGTTATAAGTATGTGGGGTTTTACTGGAGAAGAATGGGTTTATATTGGAAACCAAATAGTTTTAAATACACCAATGACAGAAGAAGTTTGTCTTTTATTATCAAAAGATTGGAGTTGGCATGAAACAAATGAGTTTTATAGGTTTTCTGTAGAGTGTCATGATAGATAAAGTAGATATCAATAAGTTTCCTATGGTTAGAGTCACATGGGTAGACGCAAAGGATGGGGTATCTGGTTGGGAAGAAATAGAAGAAATAGTTAATTATGATTTAGCTACTGTGGTGGATATAGGTTGGATGGTTTCTAAGGATGCCAGAAAAATTGTGATCATGGGTAGCTTCTGCACAAGTGATGAAGATCCACAAGAAGGTGGTAGATATACGGCTATCCCTACTAGCTGGGTAACGAAAGTAGAATATTTAAAAGTTGATAAAGTTAAGTTGATAGAATGACTACGCTACGGCTTCGCCTTCGCTAGCTTTACTCAACAAGACAATCGAAGATTGGCTTGTCTTCGCTAAAGCAAGCATTCTATCAAAATTTTTATCGTTGTCAAGTACACACCTAAATACACAACTAACGCTTGCAAAACTACCCACAAGTTGTGTATAAGTTATCATACACATACTACATAATGTAGTTGGGAGACATTAAATGATACAACGTATAGTATCACCGAGACGATATGCCAAAGCGAGTGCCTGTGTCACCACAGGATTTAGATTGGCTTCGTCAAAATGCCGAGAATTTACCTGTCAAAGATATAGCAAAACGTTTCGATTGCTGCATCGACACAGCCAAAAGAATCTTACACCGAAATGACATCATACATTTTGATGGAGCAAAATATGAGAAGAGACGGGATCACGATTTAAAGATGTGGAGTCGACCCTGTATGGGTTGCAAGTCTACTGATCCTCGACCAAAGAATCAATACTTCTGCGACACCTGTCGTGAGAATCTTGATATGGAAAACGCTCATGATGGGTGGGTGTAGTGGCTAGGTACACTTACTTCCAAACAGGTGACCCTTTTTCTGAGTGGCATCGCAAACAATCTGGCATCCGACAGATAGATATCGATGGATGTGAAGTCTGTGAATACTGTTACGCACCTCTCGCTTTATCAGAGACAGCGTATGACAAGGGTCAAAGCTTTAAAGCC